ACGAGTACCAGTCCGAGGCACGTCTGTTCGCAGTCAACGATGACCTCATGCACTTCACCTTCGGCCTCCTTGAGGAAGCTGGTGAAGCTGCAGGTGTACTGAAGCGGTTTCATCGTGGAGACGAGGGCTACTATGCTTTCACCCCGTCAGCGGACAATCCCCGCGACCTTTCCTACAACGCCCGTGACAAGCTCATCATGGAACTGGGTGACATCCTCTGGCACGTAGCACTCATCGCTGACAACCTTGGCTACTCGCTTGCAGCGGTGGCTGAACTGAACCTCGACAAGCTCCAGTCCCGCAAGCAGCGTGACATGATCAAGGGGTCTGGCGATGACCGTTGAGCTAATCCCACTGGCCCTTATCGCCATCGGCTTGTCAGGGTGCATTTACATCCTGACTGACATCTTTGGCACTGACTAACCTAACACAATCGGAAACAGTATGCAGACTCACGACCACGAAGGCTCTGTCTTTCTGAGGCACGAAGCCTGCGACAACTGCGGATCAAAGGACAACAAAGGTGTTTATTCAGATGGCCACACATTCTGTTTTGGATGCGGACACCGCACGGGACGTTCAGGTGAAGCTGGCGCTGGCAGCGGAACTGAGGAGCCAAGGGAAGACAGTCGCAGCGGCCGAATGGCTGGAGGCAGCCCAAAGGTCGCTGGCCGAGTTCAAGGCATCCCAAACCGCCGCCTAGACGAAGCGACCTGTGCCCTGTGGGGCTATGAGATTGGCGAGTATAACGGCAAGCCCTGTCACATCGCCAACTACAAGGACCCACAGGGTAAGCCCGTAGCCCAGAAGATTCGGATGGCCAACAAGGAGTTCACCTTCGTTGGCACCACCAAGGACGTAGGGTTCTACGGTGAGTGGCTGTGGTCGAAGGGGAAGCGCATCGTCATCACTGAAGGTGAGATAGATGCCCTCTCAATGTCCCAGTGCATGGGCAACAAGTGGCCTGTGGTCTCCGTCCCCAATGGGGCACAGGGTGCCTCCAAGACCATCAAGAAGCGCTACGACTACCTTGAGAACTTCGAGGAGATCATCCTCATGTTCGATATGGACGAGCCGGGACGCAAGGCTGCTGCCGAGTGTGCCGAACTCCTCCAGGTGGGGAAGGCCAAGATAGCCTCCCTGCCACTCAAGGACGCCAATGAGATGCTGGTGGCTGGCAGGACCGAGGAGCTTATGCGTGCCTTCTGGGACGCCAAACCCTACCGTCCTGACGGTCTGCTTGTCTCCAAGGACCTCAAGGAAGCTATCCTCGTCGCAGATGACAAGGGCCTCAGCTTCCCGTTCTCTGGTCTCAACGACAAGCTCCACGGCATCTTCCCTGCAGCCCTCTACACGGTCACCTCAGGCTCTGGCTTGGGGAAGACTACCTTCATGCGGGAGTTGGCCTACCACCTCCACGTCACCCACCAGAAGAAGGTGGGAATGCTCATGCTGGAAGAGACCACCAAGCGCACCGTTAGGTCCTTGGTGGGTCTCCACCTCAACAAGCTGATCGACACTGACCTGTCCAACACCTCGCCTGAGGAGATGGCTGGAGCATTCGATGAACTCTTCAGTGAGCGTGACATCGCACTCTACGACCACTTCGGGTCTACCGAGGTGGACAACATCCTAGCCCGCATCCGGTACATGGCGCGGGCCATGGACTGCACCCATGTCATCCTAGACCACCTCAGCATCCTCATATCTGGCCTCCAGATGGATGACGAACGCCGCATGATCGACGTGGCGATGACCAAACTGCGTACGCTGGTCCAAGAGACAGGCATCACGCTGTTCCTTGTGTCCCACTTGAAGCGTCCCTCAGGGGACAAGGGACATGAGGACGGCGCGGTGGTGGCCCTGGGTCAGCTTAGAGGCTCCCACGCCATCGCCCAGTTGTCTGACGCCGTCATAGGCCTCCAGAAGCCCTCTGATGACCCAATGGGAGATGCCACGGAACTGGTGGTCCTGAAGAACAGGTTCACCGGGGAGCGTGGGTCTGCGGGTGTGCTGCATTACTCAAGAGAAACCGGACGCCTCACTGAGAGCGTCTTCTAATCAGTTACGGGAAAATAATGGATACCCACGACATCGAAGATCAGGTCATCGCAGACCTGAAGAAGAATGCTTTTACCATCCTGACTGTACTCGACCAAGATACCGTCCGCGCCCTCAAGGGGGACGCGGAGGCCATCAGTGCCATCAACGTGAACTTCCGGGTACTGGCGGCCCTCAATGAGGTCCTGCTGTACTACGGTGACGTTGGCTGCTTCGCTGACGAGAAGATGCTTTGACGCGGTACATCTTCGACATTGAGTGCAATGGGTTCCTCGACACTGTGACGAAGCTGCACTCGCTGGTGCTGTTGGATGTAGACACAAGCGAGATGCTGTCGTTTACCTTCAATGACGCACGGCTGGAATATGGCTTGGAGGCGCTGGCCAAGGCTGATGAAATCATGGGCCACAACGTCATTGCCTTCGACATCCCTGTCATCCAGAAGCTCTACCCGTGGTTTAAGCCCAAGGGAAAGGTCACCGACACCCTCGTTCTCTCCCGCCTCATCCACAGCGACCTGAAGGCCGAAGACGCCCCACGCCTCACTGCCAAGTCCATCACGCCAAAGCTCTATGGCTCCCACTCGCTGGAAGCCTGGGGCGAACGTCTGGGTCTACACAAGGGCAACTACGAAGGAGGGTTCGACACTTGGAACCCTGAGATGCAGGCGTACTGCGAACAGGACGTAAGGGTGACCCAAGCCCTCTATCGTTACCTCAAGCCCGAGACGTACTCCCAGCAGGCCATCCAGCTTGAGCATGACATGATGACGCTATGCGCCGCCATGGAGCGCGATGGGTGGCCGTTTGATGTACGGGGTGCACTGGAACTCTATAGCCATCTCTCAGCCCGCAGGGAGGCCATCAAGACTGAGTTGCTCACCCTGTTCCCACCTTGGGAAGTGGTGGATCGGGTGGTTACCTACAAGCGTCCTAATAAGACCAAGGGCATCAAGGCTGGTGATACGGTCACACACATGAAGACGGTGTACTTCAATCCGTCCTCACGTCAGCACATCGCCTACTGCCTGCAGGCTAAGTATGGCTGGAAGCCGAAGGAGTTCACTGAGAATGGGCAAGCTAAGATCGATGACGAAGTCCTCGCTTCCCTTGGGTTTCCAGAAGCTAAGTCTCTCGCTGAGTATTTCCTTATCGAAAAGAGAATTGGACAGCTTGCTGAGGGCGATAACGCCTGGCTTAAGCTGGAGCGCAAAGGAGCCATCCACGGACGATATAATCCGAATGGCACAGTCACTGGCAGAGCTACACACCAGCAACCCAACATTGCTCAAGTCCCTTCGGTTAGAAAAGGCAAGGCTGGAATTCTGAAGGGTCTGGAGGGGGGCTACGGCTACGAATGCCGCAGTCTCTTCAAGGCACCTCCCGGTTTCACCATGGTTGGTGCTGACATGTCTGGACTGGAGCTTCGCTGCCTCGCCCACTACATGGCCAAGCACGACGATGGGGACTACGTGAAGGCTGTCACTGAAGGTGATGTCCACACCACGAACATGGAGGCTGCCGGTCTCACCAACCGTGACCAAGCCAAGCGCTTCATCTACGCCTACCTCTACGGCGCGGCACCGAAGAAGATCAGCGAAGTCCTTGGGTCCACCGAGCGTGAGGCCCGCAGTGTCATGGAGCGCTTCAGCAAGGGACTACCCGCCCTCGCCAAGCTCAAGGAACAGGTAAGCGGCTTTGCCAAGCAAGGCTACGTACCGTCCATTGACAAGCGCAGGGTCCCCGTAAGGTCTCCACATAGCGCACTTAACAGTCTCCTCCAGTCATCTGGCAGCGTCCTGTGCAAGGCGTGGCTGCTGGCCATCAACGAAGACCTCCAGTCTCAAGGCCTCACATGGGGCAAGGACTATCAGTTCCTGGGCTGGATTCACGACGAGGTACAAATTGCAGTACGACAAGGTCTCGAAGAAAAGGTCGGCCAAACAGCCGTCCTCATGGCACCCAAAGTTGGGGAAGCCTTCAAGTTCCGTTGCCCCCTCGCAGCCGAGTACCGTCAAGGTACAAGCTGGGCAGAAACCCATTGAGAAGAACGTCTGTCTCGTCCTCACTGAGGCATGGCAGAAGGGGTTCACCACCAAGTCTGACTTCTCCCGTGAGTTCGCTGACTATGTGGGTATCGCTGCCTGCATGGGGTGGATCACTACCCGTATCTTCCCCCCTGATGTGTGGGGCAGCACTTGGCAGATAACCAGTAAAGGCCTTCTGGCCCTTGAGGAACTCTATGGCATCGACACCGAAGAAGAAGAAGACAACGAAGAAGACGTTTGTACGAGTCGCTGAGGGCGAACTGGTACTGGTCACATGGTATGACGCTTGCGCCACCGTGGGCTGGGAGGATCACCGCGCAGCCGTCCTAAAGCCTGCCCATTGTCGTTCAGTCGGCTGGGTGGGAAAGGCTGCTGACCCTGAGTCCATGCTGATCCTCTACGCTGACAGGGCGCATGAGGACAAGGATGACCATGACTCTAACCGCCGTATCGCAATCCCTACTGGGTGGATTACTAGCATCAAGAAGGTGAAGGCATGATTGACGCCAAGATGATACCGCCCGAGGTGGTGGAGGCGGCTGCGAAGGCTGCTTATGAAATGGACGCCGGATCGCCTTCCGACACATGGCAACAGGCAGCAAAGCTGGCAAAGGTGATCTACCGTGGACAAGCCCGCGCCGCCATCGCAGCCGCGCTCAACGCATGGCCGGGGGCTGAACCCCATCAGGTTCTATCTGTCAGGGACAATGGAGAAGGTTACGATCTAAAAACCATTGGCCTCATCCTCCCCCTCCCCGCACAGGAGGCCAGTGATGAGTGACATTGTACCGCCGTGCGACTGCGCCGAACAGGTGGATGGAAGGTGGACTTCCCAATGCTACTGTTCAAACCGCGATGACGGGGAGAGGACTGCCGCTTGGTGCGTAGAGGCCAACAACGCCGACACCATCACCACCCTCCGCGCCACCAACGAGCGGCTGGTGGCTGAACTTTGCTGGATCAAGTCCAAGTGTGATGATGTCATGGCAGAAGACGCGGGAACACCGCCCGAAGAACTGACTGGTTATTCAAGGGGCGCGCACTTCATGGCTCGTTGCATTGAGGAACACGCCCGCGCAGCACTCGCAGAGGAGAAGAAGTGATGATTGACACAAAGCCAAACCCCGGCAGCCAAGAGGCCCGAGACAAGGGCTGCACCTGTGCCGTAATGGATAACGGCTATGGCAAGGGTGCCTATATGGATGACAAGGGTCGCCCGCTGTTCTGGGTGTCCGGTGATTGCCCGATGCACGGACAGAAGGAGCCGCCCCATGACCGCTGACCGCCGCGCCGCGCTGGTGGAGAGGGTGGCCGAGATTATGTGCTGCGAAAGCCCCTGCCAACATCCTGACGGAGATACATGCTGTGCAGCGGGATACCATGCTCAAGCCACCACCGCCATCGACCTCATCCGCAACGAGACGCTGGAGGAAGCGGCGAGCAGGGTTGAAGGCTTGTCCATGATTGTCGGCATTCCGGGGCTTCCGTATGAGCGCCATAGAAACAGCCATGAGTACGCCGCCGCCATCCGTGCGCTGAAAGGCGATACATAATGGAAATGCTTGTGTGGTTGACACCAATAAGCCTGTGCGTCCTGATACTGACTATATTGTTGCATGGAGGAACATGACAACCTTACTAATCGACGGGGACATCGTCCTCTATACGTCCTCAGTCGCCACGGAGTACGCATGTGACTGGGGTGGAGACAACTGGGTACTGAGTGCCAACTTGGAGCAATCCAAAGAGCTTGCTAAGAAGTACGTCGAGGAGCTTGCAGACCGCTTCTCGCCAGAGCAAATAATCATCTGCCTGTCAGGACCGAAGAACTTCAGGTATGGCCTAAATCCCTCATACAAGTCCAGCCGAAAGGATACGCGGAAGCCTATCGTCTACTCCCCGCTTAAGGAGTGGATTATGGATAGCTTTGACTTCCAGATCGAAGAGGAACTGGAGGCCGATGACCTCCTTGGAATTCTGGCCACAAGCATGTCCAAGTCCATCGTCGTGTCCCCCGATAAAGACCTCCAGACAGTCCCCTGCACCCTGTATCGACAGGGGGAAATTAAAGTCATCACGCTGGAGGAGGCTAACCGCTTCCACATGTACCAGACGCTGACTGGTGATCCGACTGATGGGTATCCGGGGTGTCCGGGGGTGGGACCTAAGACGGCTGAGAAGCTGCTGCAGGGTAACCCTGAGAACCACTGGGGTGTCGTGGTGCAGGCCTATGAGAAGGCGGGTCTGACTGAAGCAGATGCGCTGATGAATGCACGGATGGCCTACATCCTGCGAAGTGAAAACTGGATTGATAATGAGGTGAAGCTTTGGGAACCCCCGCAGGCATGACGGATGCCCCTATGACCAACGATGACTACTATGAGCCAGCGTGTCCTTCACACGACAGGGCTGCTGATGCGGTCAACTCCCCGCTCCATTACAACTACGGCAAGGTCGAAACCATCGACTACATCATGCAAGTGTGCGCGCTGTATCCGGGACATCAGGCTGCATTGGTGGCAAATGTCATCAAGTATGTAAGCAGGGCTCCCCTGAAGGGTGACAAGGACAAGGACCTGAAGAAGGCCCAGTGGTGCTTGAACAAGCTCATTGAGGTGCTGTGATGTACTACATCTCAATCTCCTTCGACCTCTATTCATTCTTGGCCGGTTTCGCCGCGGCTGTGATTGGCATGACAATGCTGGGCATCCTGACGAGCTGATCGTCCTCAAACAGTAAGAGTCTACATGAAGGTACTCATCGCCTGCGAATACAGCGGGGCGGTGAGAGATGCGTTTCTGGCGAATGGTCATCAGGCAATGTCCTGTGACCTTCTGCCTACCGACAAGGCTGGCCCCCATTATCAGGGTGATGTCAGGGATATTCTGAATGACGGGTGGGACCTCATGGTTGCCCATCCCCCTTGTACCTATCTGTGTTCCTCAGGTCTCCACTGGAACAAGCGAGTTCCTGGCCGCGCTGACCTGACTACTGAAGCCCTCGACTTCGTGAGGTTGCTTCTCGACGCTCCCATTGAGCGCATAGCCCTAGAGAACCCGATAGGCTGCATCTCCACCCAAATCCGCAAATACGACCAACTCATCCAGCCATGGCAGTTTGGACATGACGCCTCCAAGTCAACCTGCCTGTGGCTAAAGAACCTACCGCCCCTGCAGTTTACTGACCGATCCATCGTGCCTCCCAAGGGCTGGCAGATGGTGCGCTCGTCTGGCTTCATGGAAGACTGCGAAGACTGCGGGGAACCATACTGTGTTCTCCACGACAAGCACTACGCCGACTGCGAGTGCCTTGGGCCTACTGAAGACGACGCGACTTACAAAGCCATCCACGGGGTCATGTTTGGGACCCGTCTTGAGCCACCACCGAAGCCTGTGTGGGGCAATCAGACACCCTCCGGTCAGAACAAGCTTGGTCCCTCTGAGGACCGCTGGAAGATCCGGAGTGAGACATACACAGGGATAGCCACGGCCATGGCCGAGCAATGGGGCACCCTCAAATCATAACAAGAAGACTATTGGGAAATCTGAATGGCATTCAAATCCAACCGTAACCCTCAGTTCCGCTCCAAGATGGCTGAGGACATCTTCAATCACAAGTACGCCCATGAAGGCGCTGAGACTTGGTCAGCGCTGGCACATACTCTGGTGGACGATGTGTGCAGCGATGCGATGACCCGCGGGGACATGGTGCAGCTTGCACAGTACATCGATGAGATGAAGTTCATCCCCGGTGGTCGCTACCTCTACTACGCTGGCCGTCCCAACAAGTTCTTCAACAACTGCTTCCTGCTCAAGGCTGAAGAAGACACCCGTGAGGACTGGGCAGACCTCTCATGGAAGTCCGAGTCCTGCCTGATGACAGGCGGTGGAATAGGTGTGGACTACAGTGTCTACCGCGCCAAGGGGTTTCGCCTCTCACGCACTGGCGGTACTGCCTCAGGTACAATCCCCAAGATGGAGATGATCAATGAGATCGGCCGCAAGGTGATGCAGGGGGGCTCTCGTCGCTCTGCCATCTATGCCAGCCTCAACTGGCAGCATGGAGACATTAAGGACTTCCTGAAGGCCAAGGACTGGCACTCTATGCTGGTCCCCGGCACTGGCGTCTCGCTTGCTGAGGTCAAGGAGAAGGACTTCAACTGGCCTGCCCCTCTCGACATGACCAACATCTCGGTAAACTACGACACCCAATGGTACAGCCAGATTCAGGCCACCCGAGAGATGGGCGATGTGTTCATCCAGAATGTCCGTCAGGCCCTCCAGACTGGTGAGCCTGGGTTCTCGTTCAACTTCTTCGACAAGCACAATGAGACCCTTCGCAACGCATGCACCGAAGTCACCTCAGAGGATGACTCGGATGTGTGCAACCTCGGCAGCCTGAACTTCGGGCGCATCGAATCCCTTCAGGAACTCACGGATGTCATCAGACTCGCAGTACAGTTTCTCATTTGTGGAACCCTCAAGGCCCAACTCCCCTACGATAAGGTATATCTCGTTCGAGAGAAGAACAGACGGCTGGGCCTTGGTGTCATGGGGCTTCACGAATGGCTCCTTAAGCGAGGTGACCGCTTCGAAGTTACCCCCGAACTCCATCAGTGGCTTACCATCTACCAGTCAGTATCTGATCGAGAATCTGCTGCTTTCGCCAGCCGTCTCTCAGTCTCTAAGCCGCTTGCTAACAGGGCCATCGCTCCAACGGGTACTATCGGCCTACTGGCAGGAACCACTCAGGGGATCGAACCCCTTTATGCCGTTGCCTACAAGCGCCGATACCTGAAGAATGGCACTGAGTGGCACTATCAATATGAGGTAGACCACACAGCCAATGAGTTGGTTGAGCGCTATGGTGTAGACCCTGACAGCATTGAGACAGCGGCTGATCTGGCCCGCGACTACACTAGGCGCATGAGGTTTCAAGCTGACGTTCAGGACTACGTGGACATGTCCATCTCCAGCACCATCAACCTGCCAGCTTGGGGCAGCGACCTGAACAATGAGGACACAGTAATCCCATTCGCCAAAGCCCTCGCCTTATATGCTCCGAGGCTCCGTGGCTTCACCTGTTACCCTGATGGGGCGCGGGGTGGCCAGCCGATTACTCAGGTCAGCTATAAGGAGGCCATGCAGCACCAAGGCACCGAGTTCAAGGAGGTGTTCCATGATGCCTGCTCCGGGGGCGTCTGCGGTATCTAGCCTGATCAATCAGAAAATCTGAATGCCTAGAATCAAATAGAAAATCTGAATGCCAACATGCTCCTACTGCGGAGCGCTGGCAGACACCAAGGACCATGTAGTCCCCGTCTCTTACAACAAGCTAGTAGATCGCCGAACGCGAAAAGGTGTGTCCTATCGAAACACCGTCGATTGCTGCCAGTTGTGCAATTCCCTTTTGGGTAATGTTCTCATAGATCACATAGCAGGTCGTGCGGCGTATCTCGCACATAGATATAAAGCAAGATACCGAACGCTGCTAAATTCCCCTGCATGGGAACCTGCAGACCTGGCGGAGCTAGGCCCGCGTTTGCGCCAGAAAATCATTGACGACATACAGCAACAAAAAGAGATGCAGGAACGCATAGCTTACCTTGAAGCACGCGCATCCGCTTAACAAACACAGCGCCGATCTAGTCATCTCAAAGCTAGATCGGTGTTTTTCAGTGTCAGCAAAATAATCCACAAAAGGAAACTGTTGCCATAATTGCGCCATGATGCACGGGCAAACTTACATCATCGAAAGGAGACCTGAGACCATGACCACCCTACGCATCCACTCAACCCCCCTGATCTACAGCCCGGGCATGTTTCGGTGGCTTGAGGTAGTCATGAAGGACAACGACACTAACCGCGTGTCACCTGAGCTTAAGCTGGAGTTGCTTGCAGCCATGGGCATTCCTGAGGAGTTTCACCTTGCTACGATTGGTGGGGAGTATATGAGCAGAACTGAGGGCGAGACGCTAGTGCTTACGTTTGACGTGATGTAACACAACTGAGGAGAGTTTACTATGTCAGCATATAAGCCCGAAATCTTGGTAAATGGTACATGGTCCCGCAATGGGTGCACGTTCCAGACCTATGAAGAGGCATTAGCTAGCGCCAAGCACATCTATTCCCGTTGGATGCTGGCAGAAGATTTCCGCGCGGCGGAGAGCGATGAAACGCCTAACTATGAGTGGACTGATAGTGGCTTGAAGCTGCTTAAGCCTGCCAACACGTAACACAACTGGAGACTATCCACCATGTACCAAGTCAGCCTAACACTTAAGAGCCGCAACGCTAAGACAGGCCCAATCCCTGTCAGCACCACAACTAGCACCACATGCCCTGAGGCCTGTCCGTTCAACCGTAAGAACGCCGGGGGATGCTATGCAGACGGAGGCCCGCTTCGCATTCAATGGGACAAGGTATCTCGAGGTGAGGTGGGTTACACATGGGATGCATTCTTGTCTCAGGTCCAGGCATTGCCGGTAGACATCCTATGGCGACATAACCAAGCTGGCGACTTGCCCGGCATTGGAGACACCATAGACGGAAAGGCGCTTTATGGACTGGTGGCAGCAAACACAGGCAAAAGGGGCTTCACGTATACCCACAAGCCTATGGCCAGCATTGAGAACAGGGAAGCTATAGCCCATGCCAATGCTTCAGGCTTCACAATCAACCTATCAGCCAACAATCTCGAGCATGCAGACGAGCTTGCAGACTTTGGGATTGGCCCGGTGGTTGCGGTGTTGCCGATCAATCAGAAGGACAACACAACGACACCTAAAGGGCGCAAGGTTGTCGTGTGCCCTGCAACGCAACGTGATGACGTGTCATGTATGACGTGTGGGCTTTGTGCCAGGCTTAGAGACGCCATTGTGGGCTTCCCGGCTCATGGCAATGGAGCGAGGAAGGCTAACGCCATTGCTATGACTAGATCATCCTCAAATGTAAACAATCTGGAGGCTGCATAATGTGCTACCACCAATTCATAGACGAGCTTGGCAATGCTTACGGCTCATTCGTGCTGGAGTTCATCGCGGCTGATCCGTACCTTGAGCCGGGCTGGTATTGGACAGCATGCTTTCCAGGTTGCCTCAACGATAGTGATCCGCAAGGACCGTTTGAGACCATGGAACAGGCAATGAGGGATGCACAGCATGTGTAGCAAGCTGGACCTGTTAGTCTATGGTCATAACCTCGCCCGGTTAATAACCAAGCATGGTGGATGGCTGGACGATAACGACAAGGAGATTGTGAGGTTTCCAACGCCTCATGCGATGGCGCAATTCAACAAGGAGCTAGACGAGCAAAGGAGACGAGATGGACGGTAAGTTACTTGGAGACCTGATAGCGCTCCCAATACTGATAGCGCTGTATGAGTTAGTAAGACTAATCGAATGGATTATGTAACAACAGGCGGGATCAGCAATGGTCTCGCTTTTCTTTTAAACCCGAAATAATACCCCAATAATACAGACGCGATAGTAGCAAGTGCTAATACACGTAACGCGATAGCTACACCCGGGCAATCCCTCAGGCCAAATGTCCCCAATGCTACCCCTTAGTCTCTAGTATCCTGTGGTATATTAGAGATATCAACAGGTTAGCACGAACGTGGGGGATACTGTGGGGGACTGAACGCCTACACGCAGCAAGCGAGCGAGGCTTAGGGACTCCAGCCGCCCATTTCGCCCCATTTGAATGAATGAATGGCGTTTCAAAAATGCCGTTAAAGGTGTTGTTGTTGTTGTTTGACTCGCTGCAGTAGTGAAAGCCTCCAGAAATTTGGGTCCCATCTGGCCAAATGAGCCTCTTTTGGAGGGGGGTGCGACATGTTGTACCTTATTTGGGTCTATCTACTTGATATTCCCAGACAAAAGGCAAAAAGAGACCCCTTAGCATGACACTTAGAGAAGATGGGGACCAAGATGTCCCCCAATTACCCACTCACAGCAACCCAAGGAAACCCAGAGATGGCCAAGAAGCCCAGCAAGCCCATGAAGCCCAAGCCGCGTCCCGGCTGCTGATCGTAAACCCCTAGCCCCTTGACGCCTCCCTTCGGGGGAGGAGGTGTCAAATGGGGGGTAGGGGGGGTTCTACTCTAAGTAACCTAAAGTCTGGCTCTAAGCCTGTCTCCAAGCTTACTTCCCGCTTGGGACTAGGAGTAATACCTACTAGGTAAAACCTTAAGACCAAGTCAGACCTTAAGTTACTTAAAGTCCACCCTAATCCGCCCCTTCCTTGTGTCTCACCTGTTGAGTCTCCCTCTAGGTCCACACCCAAGCACTACTCCAAGTCAAACCTTCCGTACGCCTTAAGTGGGCGTCTCCCGACCATGTGTTGACATGGCGTTACCATAGGACACCCCATGCCCCTCGAAACAGCGACCTACATCGCGGACCTTGACTCGGCCAATCCTGTTGGCACTGACACCCTCGACAAGGCTGATGATCACCTCAGGATGATCAAGGCTACCCTGAAGGCCACTCTCCCGTCCGTATCGGGTCCCACCCTAGCCACCAACAGTGGTGGTGCGGTGACCCCCGGTCTGCAGATCGTTGGCCTCACAGACGCCAACAGCGCCCAAGGCCTCTATCGCTACTCTGCCAATACCTCCCCGTCTCGCCTTGTGCTGTCCAAGTCACGGGGGGCCACTGCAGGTGCCCACACTGTCGTGGTGGCTGGAGATGGCATTGGTAACCTATCGTTTGCAGGGTCTGACGGTACAAACTTCATTGAAGCTGCCCGTATTGAGTCTGACGTAGACGGGACTCCGGGTACTAACGATATGCCTGGCAGGCTGATCTTCAGCACTACTGCTGATGGTGCATCCAGTCCGACTGAACGCTTCCGTATTGATAACACTGGTGCCCTCATTGTGGGGTCTGGTGAAGCTTCTGCTACACCTGTGGGCAACATCGTGAAGGCTCCTGCTGCTGCTGGTACGAATATCGCTGGCGCTAACCTGACGATTGACGCTGGCAACGGCACTGGCACGGGTGGCTCTGGCTACCTTGCGTTCCGCACGGCGTCTGTCGGGTCTTCTGGCTCCACGGCGAATACGCTGACTGAGCGTGTTCGTATCGACAATGTCGGCAACGTAGGTATCGGCACCTCACCCATTTCAAATGTCAGACTTGCCGCCTATGCCTCGTCTGGGAATGTTGCGCTAACGGCGGGAACATCAACGAGCGGAAATTTCTCTGCGACTGTGTTTGACAGCGCCGGAATGTATTGGCTGGCAACCACGGCTGGGGCCAGTCCCGCTACAAGCGTTGGCCTTGGCGCTGCTTCCAACATTCCGGTGGCGTTCTTTGTCAACAATGCTGAAAAGGCAAAGCTCGACACCAGCGGTAACTTCCTAATCACTTCCTCCGGTGGCATCGGTTACGGCACTGGCTCCGGTGGTACGGTTACGCAGCTTACGTCCAAGTCCACGGGCGTCACGCTGAACAAGGCGAATGGTCTGATTACCTTGAACGCGGCTTCTCTTGCGGCGAATACAACGGTGTCCTTCACCCTAACAAATTCCGTCATCACCACTTCTGATATTCTTCTTTTGGCTACTTCAGGCGGTGCAAGCAGCGCCTCGTATAACTTCTGGACCTCAAATGGTCTGAGCGGAAGTTCTGTCATCTATGTTCGAAACATAACGGGCGGCGCTCTTGCGGAAGCAATCACGATCAGCTTTGCCGTCATCAAATCCGTGACCGCATAAGGAGGCACCATGTCTATTATCACTGTCTGGGCTTCCGCTGACAGCGTTCGCCTTCACCAGCTTTCCGACGATCCGGAAGACGGAACGGCTCAGGAGCAGATCGCGCATCTTGCAACGCTGTCCTTCCTTGAGGGGTTCACTTGCGTGTCGACTGACTATCAGGGCGCTGTGCCGGATGCAAACGCATCGCTATGGCGCTGGGACGGTTCTGCCATCACTGCCGTCGAACCTGTGCCTGAGAGCATCACGCCGCGCCAGTGCCGCCTAGTCCTTGATGCCCAGGGTCTTCTCGACAAGGTCGAGGCGATGGTGAAGACCCAGCCCCGCTCCGTGCAGCTGTCATGGGAATGGGCGTCGGAGTTCAAGCGAAACGATCCTCTGCTTGAACAGTTGGCGACGAACCTGGGCATCACCGTCCAAGAGCTGGACACGTTCTTCATCGCGGCAGCCGCGCTGTGACCTGCCCATTCCCCCGATACTGGATGTGTCATGCGGTGATTACGCTGCTAATCTCCGCAACACTCTGGCCTCTCGTTTCCCTTGAGGCTGGTCTCTGTGCTGGTGCTTTCTTCTACGTAGGCAGGGAGTACACCCAGTGGGAGCAGGGCGGTGGCCATGGTCTACCCTTCGACTGGCTAGGCGTCCTCGCACCACTTTCAGTCACAATCATTGGTCTTCTGGCCCTACACCTTCTCTAGCCGCGCAGGCGGCGCTATAGCTTTGTGAGTCAACAAGATGCCCCCCTCAGATTCTATCGACACTGCCGAGCGTCTTGTAAGACTCGAAACCAAACTGGACATGGTCATCAAGCAGCTTGAGAACCCCGCGCCCAACAAGGCGCAGGAGGAACGCATCACTGCTCTTGAGAAGTTCGTGAACAGGGCGCTTGGCGCTGCCATAGCAATCAACATCATCATCACGTTGTTTGCCTACAAGCTGAAAGGCTTCATCTGATGGTCATTCCAAAGAAGCCTCTCGCTGTATCGCGTGCCAAGAAGAAGCTTCCACTCGAAATCGACTGGGGCCAAGGTATTCCCAAGGACCGCTTGCGGTATATCAATGCCCACGAAGAGGCCCTGATCAAGGCTGCACGCCACACGAAGGCCAAGCGCACCCACAACGGCGTCGTG